CAATCGGAATAAGCAAATGGCAGTAAAAAAGAGTGTTCCACAGACAACTAACGCGATTCTCCAAGATGAGGCTTTAGCCTCATACACCGGATTGATGAGCACTTCGGCTAGTAATCGTAGATACCTATCGCTAGAGCCCAACATATCGGTTCGCGATGAGTACAATCGGGAAGACTATTATGGGTTCCGCCCTTCAGAGTCTCCAGAGGGTGATGCTAAAGGCATCATGCGAAAGTGCGTTAAGGCTTACAATAATGTTGGCCTTATCAAACAGGTTATTGACTTGATGGGGGATTTTGCCTCTCAGGGCATTAGGATTTCCCATACCAACAAGAACATAGAGCGATTCTATCGCAGATGGTGGCAGAAGGTAAATGGGGCTGAACGTTCTGAACGTTTCCTCAATTACCTATACAGACTTGGCAACGTGATTGTCTATAAAGCTAACGGTAAGATCACTAAATCTGAGCAGAAGGATATGTCGAGGGCTGAAAAGCGAATTATCCCATTCAGGTATGATTTTCTCAATCCACTAGTTGTTGATGCAGATGGGGACTATTCTGACATCTTCGGCGGGGAGAAGAGCTACAAGATCAGGATTTCTTCCAAGACCAAGAATGCTATTGCTAATAAAAAGGCTGACCCATCTTTCCTAAAGGACGTAGACCCTAAGATTAGAAAGATGATTCTAGATGGTGCCGAGTTTATCCCACTAGATTCAGAAAGACTGTCCCTCTATCACTATAAGAAGGATGATTGGGATGTATGGGCCAACCCAATGATTCATGCCATCTTAGATGATATTACTATGATGGAGAAGATGAAGTTGGCAGATATGTCAGCTTTAGATGGGGCCATTTCTAATATACGACTATGGCGATTGGGTAGTCTAGAGCATAAAATCGCCCCCACTAGAGCAGCCGTAGATAAGCTCAGAGATGTATTGGCCAGTAATGTGGGTGGCGGGACCATGGACCTAGTTTGGGGTCCAGAGCTTGATTTCAAAGAATCTACTAGCCAAATTTACCACTTCTTGGGTAGCGAGAAGTACGGCCCAGTACTTAACGCTGTATATGGGGGATTAGGTGTCCCCCAAACTATGACCGGGACTTCCTCTGGTGGGGGTTTCACCAATAACTACCTGAGCCTTAAGACACTTATCGAAAAGCTTGAGTATGGCCGAGGCCTCCTAGAGAACTTCTGGAGGCTAGAGTTTGAGTCTATCGCTACTGCTATGGGCTTCCCATCTCCAGCGGAACTCCGCTTTGACAATATGATCCTGTCAGATGAGGCGGCTGAAAAGAACCTCTGGATTCAATTGTCAGATAGGCACATCATCTCGGCTGAAACCCTTAGGGAGAGATTCGGTGAGTCCCATGATATTGAAGAGTCACGAATCGCCAAAGAGGAAAAAGACAGGAAGAAGCGTAAATTGCCACCTAAATCTGATCCATTCCATAACGGCAACGTCGAGTCTGAGTTTGTGAAATTGGCCCTCACCAAAGACACACTCAGCATTGAAGATGTGACAGATTATAAGGCAAGAAAGCCTCCTGTCCAGCCCGGAGTTGGAAATCCTGCCGGAAAGAAGCCGGTAAAAGATAATGGCCGACCTTTGTTCAAAAAGGATGCTGGTCCTAGGAAGCAGAGGAGAGTCCTCCCTAAGAGCAAGGCAGATTTGGCTAGTACTATCTTGTGGACCACAGAGGCCCAGAAGAAGATTTCGGCCATTCTTAATCCAGTTATGCTTTCTCAGTATGGATGTAATTCTCTGCGAGAATTGACTACGGGCCAGCAGGCCGAATTAGAGGAGATTAAGTTCGTAACCCTTTGTGGGCTAGAACCGTTCTCTCTAGTAGATACCGAGTCCGTGGCTGAGGCCATGGAGAAAAAGAAGAAAATAGACGCCCATCCTTTTTACCGAAACTTTTTAGCCACACATAACAGACAGCCAAGCATTGATGAGGCACGTCAAATTAACTGCTTGGCCTATGCTTACGAAGAATTTTAACAAAAAAGTAGAAAACTTAGAATAGCTGCGTATTTAAATTATGAGGTAATCAATGCAAGTATATGAAGCTGAAAAATTAGACCATCTATCTGACGCTCTCAAGAGCGTTAGCGTTGCTATGGTCTGCCCAATTACTAGCACACAGTTACTTAGTGCAGATTCTGATGTAGCTAAAATAACGCTAGCTTCAATTAGCGATAGGCCAGTTCAATCAGATCTTTACTATCTCAATTCCATTCTAGTATCGGCGGGATGGAATAAAAACGACGATGTCTTTGACGTAGCAGACCTATGGGCGGCACGCGAAACACCAGTCGACAAGCCATTCAATTATATGCACGATGAGACAGACATCATCGGACATATGATTTCTTCAGCCGCAATGGGTGAGGATGGTGTCCTAATTAACGAACTCCCTCTTCCAGATAAGATGGATCTAGTTACTTCCGCCGTTATTTATAAGACTTGGGGAGACCCAACCCAGTCAGATCGAGTTAATAACTTGATTGGTCAAATTGATGAGGGTCAATTAGCTGTATCTATGGAATGCGTATTTCGAAACTTCGATTATGCAGTTGTTGAGCCTGATGGTTCACACAAGGTTATAGCTAGAGACGAAAACTCAGCATTCCTCACCAAGCATTTGCGGGCTTATGGTGGTAATGGAACGTATGAGGGCTACAAAATTGGCCGCTTGTTGAGAGACCTATATTTTTCTGGTAAGGGTCTTGTAGATAAGCCAGCAAATCCAAGAAGTGTTATCCTCCCGAAGGAGGTTGACCCATTCAAGCCCGCAGATACTTTTTCCACATTGGCTATGGAGGTAGTGATGCCTGAAGATAATTCGGCACTATTGCTAGTAGAGGCTGATGTAAAGGCTTTGAAAGAAGCTCTTACGACAGAGAAAGCTACTGCAAGTACTCTAGCGACAGAAGTTGGCACTCATAAGGCCACTATTGCTTCGCTTGAGACAAAAGTAAATGAACTAGAAGCCACTATTGCGACTATCTCTCAGGAGAAACTGACTCTGAGTCAGGAAATCCAGAAGATGGTTTCTGAAGTGAAAGCTGCTGCAAGAAAGAACGCCCTTGTCACTGCTGGTGCAACCGAAGATAAAGCAACTGAGTTGCTCTCTAAGTTTGCAGATGCTACTGACGAGATGTTTGATGTTGTTGTCGCTCTGATTGTTAAGCCGACCCCTGTTACGGACACTGAGTCGGTTGAAGTCGAAGTCGAGACAGAAACTGAAGCTCTAGAAACTGTAACTGAGGTTGATGAACCAGCAGTTGTAGTAGTTGAAGACTCTGTTGCTGACAAGATAAGCGTTGCCTCACAATGGCTGCGTTCTAGTGTCCTTCAGTCCACAAAAAATTCGAAATAAGGGGTAAGGCATGTCACTAAAGGGTGATCGTTACGAGCTAGACACAGACATTTCATTTTTCATGAATGAAACTGCTACTCGTGGTTTGGTTGTTTCTGTAAGTACGGCGGGCTCAGGTGCCGCTATGGATAGTGCTGTAGCTTTGGCGACAGTAAAAGCGAATCCATCTGGAGCATATCCTCTCGGGGTTCTGTTGAATGATATGGTCAACCTTGACCTGACTCGTCAGCACTTGAACCAGCACAAGGATGAAGTCCAGAAGGGTGGCAAGATTACTATCTTGCGTAAGGGATTCGTCACTACTGACGCTATCTCTGGTACACCAGCCGGTGGTCAAGATGCTTATCTTGCTGGTACTGGTCTTATTAGTGCCACTCAGGCCACTGGGGCTCTGAAGGTCGGTCAGTTCCTTAGTTCTAAGGACGCTGATGGTTTCGCCAAAGTTTCAATCAATCTATAAGGGGTAATTTGATGTCGTTCACTAAGCCGAATCCAGAGTTCATTGAAATGCTGAAGCAGTCTGGCGATACGTCGCCATCTGTAGCATATGCTGGTCAGGAGCAGATGGCGAAAGCCCTTCAGACTCCTCTCCGCGAAGCTATCTTGGTGGGAGACGTCACTGCTCCTATCTTTGAGAAGCTTACACTTGAGGGCAATTCTACAGCCGAGTTCCCACTCGATCTGCTGAATCCCGGCGACGAAGTTGACTTCGTAGCCTATACGAATCCCGGCCATGGTCGGATTCCAGAACGAGCAGTTGAAGGCGACTACATTCAGGTTCCGACCTATGGTATCGCTAACTCAATTGACTTCTTGGCACGATATGCCCGTGACGCCCGCTGGGATGTTGCTGGTCGTGCTATGAAGGTGCTGGAAGCTGGCTTCGTTAAGAAGATTAACGACGATGCTTGGCACGTTCTGCTTGCCGCTGGCGTAGACCGAAACATCATGGTATATGATGCTGACGCTGCTGCTGGTCAGTTCACTAAGAGATTGGTTTCTCTTATGAAGTCGGTTATGCGAAGAAATGCTGGGGGTAACTCTGGCTCTATCTCTCGCGGTCGATTGACCGACATCTATCTTAGCCCAGAAGCTCTGGAAGATATTCGAAACTGGGGTGTGGACATTGTTGACGAAACGACTCGTAGAGAAATCTACGTCGCTAGCGACGATGGTGCTATTACTCGCATTTTCGGTATCAACCTCCATGCTATGGACGAACTTGGTGAGTCACAGGAATATCAATCTTACTTTACTAGTCAGCTTTCTGGTGCCCTTGGCCCATCAAGCGACGTAGAGTTGGTTGTTGGTCTTGACATGACTAGCCGCGACTCCTTCATCATGCCTGTTCGGCAGGAAGTTAT